CAATCTCAAATACTTCTTTGATATCTTTTATCCAACTACGGAACTTAGTGTTCTCTGCTGTTAGACATAAGACATAATTAGGACCTCTACGGTGTATCTTACCTACCTGTCCTTGCTCAGTAATAACCCACTCACCTTTTTTGTAAACTTCGTTCTTATAGAACTTATCTCTGGTGATGTTTGCTTCCGCAACCTTGGATTTCTTAGTGAAGTCTGCGAGACTTTTCATTAATATAGATGTACTTATCAAGTTTATTTATACAACTAGGGCATGTTTGCTCTAATTTCTGCCATTAACTTCCGCGTATCATTATCATTGAGACCTTTTGGTATACCTTTTCTGAAAGATTTGTAGTCCATTGCAACTGCTGCTCTCCGCATTTTTGTACCAGAAATAGCGAACGTATCACCATCTGCATCACGGTCACCAGATGATATAACATTCATCTTACGGAAGAAATAATCCTTACCATTATAATTCATAACCCACTTCATCGCTTGCACTCTATCAGATCCCACAACAAAGTTAGCATCATCATATCCTTGTGATTGTAACTCAGATAATATGTTTACAGGAGTGCCAGGTATACTTCTAAAATGTTTTGCATAACTAGGGAACATCTTCTTAGCATAATATAATTTTCTCTCGTGGTCTAATGGGTTAGAACCTTTACCATCTACAGTTTGTGAGAAGTATACGAACCAATCACACCCTTTTGCAGTCCTTTGAACTGCTTTAAAGTTCTCAGCATGACCTGTGGTGGGAGGTTGGAACCTACCAAAAGTAAAGTATACGCATTTATAATCTACTATCTCCATTGCTTTGCCAATGTGAAATTGTTATAAGAAAACTCAATTCTATTTACAAGTTTAATCATATCTCCATCATGATGTAGTACATATCCTTCAGGACCTGTAACTTTATATCCTTTATCAGTCTGCACAAATGTTCTAAATGTCTCTAAGTTATCCAAAGCTTTTATAACTATCTCTTTATTCTCTTGCATCTTTCTATACAGTGTAAACATAGCATCAAACTCTGTTATATTATCCTCAAGATATGCCATGCCATCATACATTTGTTTTCTTCTCTCCGCTTGTTTCTGCACACTCTTCATTTTCTCTACTTCTTTGTTCATTTTTGTACGATAAAACTCACCAATAGATTTGATTGCCTTTTGAGAGTCATTTATACTACGTCCTTCTTTTATCTCATTGTTAAAGAACTGTTTGAGATATGATGCTATGTGAAATTTTTTATCTCCTGATGTTCCCATGTTATCAACCAAAGTATTAAGGAATTTACCTGACTTTTTACACATAGATTCTATTGTATTAGTGTTACGCTCAAACAATTGTAATGTGTTTGTAGGTACAGCAACATCTGCTATAGGTGTATCATTTTCTATCACTACACAATCTGTTGTTTTTGAAAATTCTGATGTAGGTGCACCAGCAGATGCTGTCATAGAAGATAAATCATCACCATTATAATGCGTATGAAAAACTACACCTATTTTTGCTGTAGATATCTTCTTGCCCATATCACTATTAACTGGTACACCATAGGTAATAGTGTTGGGTGTAAACGTTATTAGATTTTCATTGTTTACAGTCACAGTTTTCTTATCTTTTTCTGTGAATAAGAGGTCTCCTTGAATGACACCTGTTATTCCTAGTGGTTTGAAATATTGTAATGCTGTTTTTAATTTTGTTGCAAGATCTCCTGAGTAATATACGTCAACATCATCATCAAAATGGCATAGTTTTGGTTCTTTATTGAACACTGACTTTGTACCTACAAAAAATCTACCTGTGATCGGATGCTTACCACATACAACTGATGGTGCACCATCCCATTTTGTCTGCATATACCCACTGCTAGGTTTTTTACCTAACATTTTCAGCATTTCTTTCATTGCAGAGACTGATGCTGTGCAACCATCTACTCCATGGTTGAGCATCTCATCCTCAATATGTTCAAGATGTTTTAGTTGTGTTATATTTGCCATTATCTTTTAAAATAGTCACCATTACTATGAGTAGGATAGATTTCTGAAGCAGTCTTCGACCTTATATTGAAACTAAAATCATACTCTTTGGTAGAAAATTTAATATTAATTCTTTTTCCTGTACCAGAAGCTCCACCATATTCTATATCTACGTTGTCACCCTCTAATGTACTAGCTCTTTTCATATATGCTTGATCTACCTCATAGCAATGTAACTCTGAACCAGTGTAATGAACCATCCAATAGTTATAACCAACACCACTAGCACAGAATGCTTCTAAATTTTTCTTTGCGGTTCCTGTTATTTTATAAGACTCCTTATGATCAGACACTGAGGGTGATGTAGCATCCTTATCATACTTTGAGAATACATCTAAAAATTTTCCGTTGTCTATGTTAAACATCTCTAAAAATTTCTGACCCATATCTGGTATTTTCCCTGCTTTTAAGTCACTTACAGGAAATATTTGTAGACCTTTACCACCACCCCTAACACCTATGTTAAAAAATGATAGTGTACTACCAAATTTGACTGATAAGTATATGTCTTTGTTCTGTTTCTTATTTGGTTCACCAATAGTGACTGTAATATCAGTCAAAGTCTTACCTATATTCAAAGATTTTTTCCCTTCCGCAGAAATATAAAAACCACCAGACGCATACTTCATAGGACGTCTAGTATTTGCAGTTCCCGCGTGCTTAACTTTCTTAACACAGGTGCCAGGATTTGCTGCACATATTTTCTTCAAAATTTCAGTAACATGATCTGGATATTTACCACCATGATCTGCAAATTTTTCAAAACTTTCGTTAAGATCTGCCTCGTACTGATTACCAAGGTTTGCACTAGTTCCTCCTGCTTTCTGACCACCAAAATGGTGAGTTTTTCCTAGTTCTTTTAAGTTCCAAGTGCCTATAACAGATGGGTCATGATCACTACCAGAACCAGTCAACATGACTTGTGCTTTTCTACTTCTAGCTTGGTTGGCAACACTGACAATATCTGATATGAATGCTTGTCCTACCGCTTCTTTCTTAAGATCTGCTCGTGTATATGTTGACTCACTATCATCTTTAAATGTAACTTTTATACTCTGTACTTTTACATATCCTTCTTCGTCAGCAAGTTGTAACAGATCACCATTTACTATCTTTTGTAGTAAAGTAGTGGGTCTGCCCATGTAAGGTTTTCCCTTACGTACTAATTCATTGAGTGCTAACGGTTTCATAAGAACTATTTAGAATTGTTTCCAATATTGTGAGGGTAGTAAACCAGACTCAGTATCTGTTCTATGTTTGAGAGTTAAAACGATGTCACCAGCGAGACTAATTCGTTTATGTTCTCTTGGTTCTGGAGTAGTATAATGTTCAATACTACTAGGAAACATAACAAGATGCTCAGGTTTTGGTTGTATGACATAACCATCACCATTGTTGTACCTATTTTCTTTAATAAATTTAAACGCATCTCCAAACCATTCGTTAGGGTTCTTTTTGTGTAATACTAATGGGTCACCTGGCGTTTGAATATAATATACAAACGATATATGAGAGCAGGAATGATAGTGTACAGGTAGTGTCTGCTGTGGATCACATATGGTAAACCAAGTTTTGACAAAATTCACATTAAATGTGGATTTATCTATTTCAAAGTAATCTAAGTATTCAACTACAGATTTTTTTATCTCTCTGAAAAATGGTGCTAATCTTTTATCGTGGTGTATGAGAACTTTACCATGATGCTCCCCTACAATAGCACCTTGAGAGTTGTCAAATTTACCATCATCAAAACTTTTATAAAGTTGAGATAGAAAACCTGATATTTTCTTCTCAAATATTATCAGGGGGAATGCCTGATGAAATTTAGAGGTCGTCTGCTGCACGGTTTTCAGAGTCATTGATATCAAATGATCCACCAGGATATCTTTTCTCTAATTTTTTAATATTGCCTTCAATAACCTCTTCAAATGATATATCCAATGCCATACAAGCTTGTGCTACGTACCACATAACGTCACCCAACTCAATAATAAGATGCTTTCTATTATGCTCGTCCCAAGGTTTACCTTGGAAGACCATCTTCTTAACGATCTCCATAAATTCACCAGATTCAGCAGACATGCCAACAGCAGCAGTGGTAAGACGTTCAATATTGGCACCTTTTCTGTCAAGTTCAACCAGACGATCAGCAAACAATTCAAAATCTTTAGAACTATCGGATGTGACAGCATCGACAAACTCTTCGTAACGTTTAAAATTCATAATTAAATTTTTAATTTAGCAAATTTTTCAGATAAGTTTTCTTTGTTAGGTGCTAACTCAATGTCTTGATTAGCATCGGTGATACCATGTTGTGCAGATTGCTCTACATCATACAGTCTCATCTTTGCACGATCAATACCAACAACAAACCTCTTATTAATAGTAGGATCATTGTATCTATTCTTCAATTGTTTGACCATTATTTGATTGATCTCTTCGAGTTCTTCCGTAGAGATAAGAGCAAACATAAGATCAGCAGTGGCAGGAAGACCGAAGGATTCGCTCGTATCAGTAAGGTCCACATCACTACTCCCATAACCAGAACGAGTCGTCTGAGTAGCGGAGACGATAGGTACATTAGCTTCCACTGCAAGACCGCGGAGCTCTTCTGCAATCGCCTTAATGTACGAATAAGAATTGACATTGCCCAGTTTAGAATACCTACTTGAAGCACATATATTTAGGTAGTCTATGTATATTATATCAGGTTTGAATGATTTTTTCAAGGCTAAGTCATTGAGAAGTGCCCTAAAATGTGATGCACTTGCTGATGCAGTAGGGTATTCTTTGATAACTAGAGATCCTTGAGTCTTTTTAGCAATGTTTGTTACCTTGTTCTCAAACATGATTTTAGGTAACTCTGTAATGTTCTGTATATCACAGTTTAATAGGTTAGAATCTATCCTTTCGGCAATCTTTTCCTCTGCCATCTCAAGTGTAATGTATAAAACATTCTTACCTTGGAGTAGAGCAGAGCTAGCACAGTGGCACATAAACAAAGACTTACCCACACCAGTACCTGCGAGAGCAACATTGAGAGTTTTGTTAGGAAGACCACCTTTTGTAATACGGTTGAAGAACTCCAGATCGAAAGGAAGTTTCTCTTCCTTTTGATGATAGAATTCGTATCGTTCCTCGTAATCTTCAAGGTAATCGTGACCAATATGGTTATCGAATGTAACTGCTAATGCTTCGGATAATATAGTTGGTATAGCACCAGTCGCCCTTTTTTCATCATTGCCTTCTGCAATTTTTATAGACGACATCAATGCAAGATATAATGCTCTTTCTTTACACCATTTCTCAGTTGTATCTAATATCCATTCATGTTCTGACTCTTCGTTATCAATTTTAGATATAGCATCTACTATTTGTTTGTGTTGGTCATCAGAAATATCATTTATCTGACCAACTTCAATGGTTAGTGCTTCTTTTGTAGGGAGTGCACTGTATTCTATAAAGTATTTAGATGCAATGTCAAATATTTTTCTACCTGTGATGTCAGCAAAATACTCTGACTTAATAAAAGGCAAAGCTTTTCTCACATAATCTTCATTGAGGAGAAGATTCTTAATTACTAGATTCTCTATCTCGTTCATCTTCTTTTTGTAAATTTAATGTGAGTGTAATGGTCATTCTTTTAGTATCTCTTACGGGAGTACTGTATTCAATAAAGGACGGATGTATTATAACATCACCCTGCGTAACATACAACCCTGCTCCACTGACCCATTCATCCAGACCAGGATTGAATGGTTCTATTAGAGTCTTTGCAGGGTGATAAAATATGTCAGATTGAGATTGATTATCGCTGATGTAATGTGTTGCAGTGTAATGACTAGGTAATGTATTTACTCTATCCATACTCTCACCTTTATCCAGAACATTTATAGTTGCACTGGTAATCACAGCAACGTGAGTCTTAGAACATTTAAGATCATTCAAAAAACCTTCTATTAAATCAGAATATACTGGAACCATCCAAGGTGGCAACTGTTCAATCATTTTTAGATATGGAGAAGGTTCCTCAAACTTACCATTATTGTAGTAACTTTCAACAAAAGATACAAACTGTTCTTTATTGTCATCTAAATGATACTTACGAATTGGTATTGAAAATAAATCGTCCCTCATTTTTTATACTCCATATGTGCATTGAATGATATTGATACTCTATCATCTTGACATTGATTTACTTCAACCGCGTGCCTTAAATACGATGGAAATAATAGTATCATTCCCTCACGAGGACTAAAGTTGTAAGCTGTGTATTGTATTGCTCTTTTCTGTACTTCATTATCATACATATTCATCTTATTATGTGCAAATGCGTGTGGATTTTCAAACACTAAGTTGCCAGAATTTTTTGGTGCGTGAATCCACATTACAGCAGCAAGATCACAGTTAGGATGTTGATGCATCATGTTATGAGAACCTGGTGGATTTACATTAAACCATAATCCATCCAGTCTTAAAACAACATTTGGTTTTAAAATTCTAAGATCAATTAAACTGTTACCTATAGCATCTACTATAGGGTTGTTTGTTAAATGATAGTGTGCTTTTGATTGCCATCCACCAAAATTAGAGTTACGTAAACCCTCAGGATCTTTACGTTTCTCAGAATATATGTACTCTGCTAATTTACTTTTATCAAATTTCTTAACTTCGTGAGCAAATACTGCTGATGGAAATAAATTATGTGTGTTTATCATGATCCATACTTAAACTCCTGTCCTGCTGCCCAGTCAAGTTTCTCCATTATTTCCCCTGTGAAATATTTTTCTGGATCCTTAAGTATTGCAGAAGGATATACACTGCTATCACCAACAACGATCCTATTTCCTTTACGCTCAAAGA